CGAAGATGGTCGCTCATTCTTAGACCCAAACAGCCTTGAAGCTAAGGTAACCGAGTACGTACGTTCAAAAGCTCTTGCTAAGACTCTCGAGACTCGTCTCAAGGAACTTAACAAGGAACTTCAGGAAACCGTAGCCCTAGATGGTTACGAAGACAACGATGGCAATATTGTTCTCGACCTACCATTCGTAGCTGACGGATTCTCTCGCCTTGAGAAGCAACGTCGTGCAAAGCGTGTACTTGACACCGATGCTGCGGATGCACTAATCTCAGAACTAGGACTTGAGAACGACGTTTACGAGATGGTTCGCACCATCAACGAAGACGCCCTCATGGCCGCGTACTACGAAAACAAAATCACAGAAGAGCAGCTTGACAGTATGTTTCCAACTACTGTAACCTGGGCTTTCTGGACAAAGAAGTAGGAACATGAAACCAATCAGGAGTGAAGACGACATCCTCAAATCGTTTGAGGGTTTAGACCGCGCACCTGGTTCAAAACAAAAGCGTCGTGAGGTGACGCCTCTTGCTGAGGCTCGCCACGCGAAGGCATCTGGAGAGACAAACGGCTGGGATGCAAATCCAGTTATCAAATCTCTTAAGGGTGTAGAGACAGAGTTCTTTACTATTGGTGCGCTAGCTCAGGCACTGGAGAAGTCTCTTGTCACTATTCGCTTGTGGGAAAAGAAGGGTTACATTCCTTCCGCTCCATTCCGCTTGCGTTCAAAAGAACTTAATGGTAAAAAGGTATTAGGCAATCGTGTGTATACACGGGAACTAATCCAGATTGCCATTGAGGAGTTCACAGCCCGTGGACTTCTAGGCTCCGCTCGTGTAGAGTGGAACCAATACGACGAGTTAACAGATGTGCTCAAACACCGCTGGGAACAAATCGTACCAAACCGAGAGTCGTAAGACCTCAAATCCAACCGAGAGCCATTTGGCCTCATTACCTAAGGAAGATACACATGGCTATTTCCAAGCCAACCATGGGTGCTGACGACTACCTAGTCGAAGACAGCGCCGACGCAGCACCAAAGCACGGCACCACCGTTCAGGCAGGATGGGGAGCAGCCGATGCTTTCCTAAAGCCTGCAAAGCAAAAGGGTGACTACCCGATTGACTTCAAGTTCTCAGAGCAGACTCAGCTTGTCCGCTTCCTCGAGGACGGCCCGTTCCGTGTTTACGAACAGCACTGGGTTGACCGTAGCGAGGGTAAGCGTTCATTCGTTTGCCTAGGCGACGAATGCCCACTGTGCACCATTGCTGGTGACACTCCACGTGCTAAGTTCGCATTCAACGTTCTTACCGTCAGTGAGGAAGACCCACAGGTCATGATTCTCACCGCTCCTCCAACCCTTGCCCGTCAGCTCCGTGCGGCAAACGAGGACGAGCGTCGTGGTCCACTAACCAAGTTCTACTGGGCAATCACCCGTGTAGGCACTGGACCATCGACCCAGTACACTCTTGAGCGTGTCCGTCCTGCGGACCTCGCTGAGGAGTTTGAGTTGGACCACGAGGTTATGACCTCACTAGTTGAAAAGGCCGTCCTCCACGGCCCTGAGGCAGTTTACGTTGCCCCACGTGAAGAGCTACTTCAGGTTGCTCGTCAGCTAGTTTCCTAACCAACTCAATGTGGGGAGCCGAAGGTTGTTTCTCCCTTTCTAACTTCGGCTCCCCACTCTTTAACTTTCAGGGGCATAATGAATATCATCACCACCAAAGAACAACTCGCAGAGTTTGTGGAGTATTACTCTAAGGTCGACGCATTCGCATTTGACGTCGAGACCATCGGAGATAACCGACTTTATCCAGTAATTAATGACGTTGCCTGGATTTCATTTGCGACAGAGGGTCGCGTAGACGTCATCCCTATGGGGCATCCTAATGGAGAGTTTGAGTATTGGAATAAGCCACTCCTACTCTCAGGTAAGAAGCGTGTAGCTGAGGGTAAGCCCTTGTCTGATGCACACTTTTCTAAAGACGAACGTAAGTGGACACCTATCTTTGGTGAAGCCCCGTCACAACTAACTCCTGGAGAAGTCTTTAAGGCTGTCCGTCCCCTATTCTTTAGCGACAAACTTAAGATTGGTCACAACGTCAAGTTTGACCTGAAATCTATTGCTAAGTATTTTGGTGGGCAAGTTCCGTCCAAACCTTACTTTGACACACTTACAGCCGCGTTCCTGGTGAACAATCTAAACAAGAATGCCCTAAACCTAAAGGCCACCGTTGAGCGTGAACTACACGTTCAGATGGAAAAGGGCATTGGAGAAAACGTTGCACTACACAGCTTCTCAGCGGTAGCAAACTACTCTGGTATCGATGCTGACCTGACCTGGAAGCTCTACAAGGTTCTTGACGCCAAGCTTGAGGGTAACCTTAAGCGTGTATGGAAACTTGAAATGGATGTACTTGCTGCTCTGTGTGATATGGAGCTGACTGGCGCATACATTGACGAGGTTGCTTTGGACACTCTTGCCAAGCAAATTGAGACTGACCGTGAGCTTGCAAAAGCCAAAGCGTTCAAGATTGCGGGTGAAGCATTTGCTATCAACTCAGTTCCTGTAAAACAACGCCTCCTTTATACTGCTCAAACTGAGGGCGGTAAGCCGCGTCTTACTCCTAACGTAAAGTTTAAGAACGTGTTAACGCCCAAAGGGCTTGAGGCTCAAAAGGCTGGCAAGGACCTAAACGAAACACACTACTCTGTATCTGCGGATGCGCTTGAGTATTACCGCGGAAAAGACGACCTTGTCGACGCCATCCTGGAGTATCAGGACCTCAACAAGCTTATGACTACTTACGTAACACCGTATAAAGGTGGAGAAGTAGAGCGTGAGACTAACGGTAAAAAGACCGTAGTTCAGCGCGACAGTCTTCTTATTAATGGTCGTGTACACACGAACTTTAAAGCTCACGGAGCAGAGACAGGCCGTTTCTCTTCGTCGGAGCCGAACCTCCAGAACATCCCCTCGTCTGGTGAGTACGGCAAGTTGGTCCGCAACCTGTTTGTAGCACCCCCTGGCTACAAACTGGTTGTGGCCGACTACTCTCAGATTGAGCCACGCATTATTGCGGCGTTCTCTCAAGACCCAGTTCTTATTGATAACTACCTAACTGGTGGAGATGTCTACACCACTATCGGTGACACCATGGGTGTAGACCGTAAAGCAGGCAAGGTTCTTGTACTAGCCATCTCGTATGGCGTAGGACCTGACAAGATTGCCGCGAGCATCGGGTGTTCCGTGCCCGAGGCTAAGAAGTTGCTTAAAGACTTTGAGGCTAAGTTCTCGTCAATTGCTAAGTACAAAGCCAAAGTTGTACGCATGGCCAAACAGTCAGGGCGTGTACCTTACGTAGAGACCCTTTTAGGTCGTCGTAGGTACATTCCTGACCTGCTAAGTCGTGACAATGGTTTGCTATCTCGTGCAGAACGCCAGGCGTTCAACACTATGATTCAAGGTTCAGCTGCAGACGTTATGAAGCTAGCTCTAGCCCGTGCACACTCCTGCTTTACTGATGAGCCAGATATCAACGTGGTGTTGACTGTTCACGATGAACTTGTAACCATCACCCCAGAAGACCGTGCGGAAGAAACCGCCGAAGCAATCCGTGAATCCATGGAGGGCTTTACCCTAAAAGAAATAACAGTTCCACTCAAGGCGGAAGTTTACGTCGTCGACAAGTGGGGAGAGGCTAAATAATGGCTGAAGTATACATTTGCACAGGATGCTACAGGACGATTGGGTATGACGTTGACACCGACTACTGCCGTGAATGTCAGTCCTACAAGTACTTTGAGTGGGTAGAAGAAGACGAAGATGTTTAAAAAGAAGAAGAGTAAGCTGCGCACAGACATGAGCATACTTGAGGTTAGTGCTCGTCTGCGCGAGTTTATACTTGACTCTCAAATTCAAAACGCCCATGAGCTATCAGTAATTCTAGGGTGCCCACACATCAGTGAAGATGTAATGGAGCGCGAAGAAGAAGAGAGCGACAAGCGCGTAGAGAAGATATCTCACTTAGTTCCTCTTCTATACGCTCAAGCTCACGCCTTAGCGGAGGGCTCCATTGAGTACCAGCGAAGCAACCTATCAGAAAACCTTAAAGGAGTTCCCGACGAACTGTGGTGGGAAAGCCGTAAGATGATGGAGCAAATCTCACTTGCGGTACTTGTGGGTTCTATCTCTCAGCTAGTAGAATTAGGTTTAATAGAACTTCCAAAGAAAAAGAAGGGGCTCTTTAAATGAGTAACGCTGACTGGTGGTCAAAGAAACTAGGTAATTCACAGCCTGTACAGCAGGGTCGTCCTGACCCTACCCCAGCTATGCCACCTTCACAGCAGCCGATGACTCCGATGCCTGCATTTCAACAGCCGCAGGTATCGAAAGCTCCATCTGCTGCGCAGACTGCTACTTGTCCTGACTGCGGGTCACGCAATTACATGGCTCCTTCGCCGCAAATCGCGCCGAGGTGCTACGATTGCGGGTATCCCATTCAGCAATCAGGGAGTAGGTTTGGTGGCTTGGCTGGCGCACACGTTGAGGGTGCGGCTAAGCAGGCTACTGGAAACGATAGTACGAACAATTGGAATCCACAAGGAATCATCGGAAGGGTTGATTAATGGAAAAGCACAACGTAGACCTACTCGAGAGGACTACCTTGCTAATCGCCCGCGCTAAACTTGCTAAGGAGTTTTTAGAGCGCGGTATTGCAACGGTACACAACGACCAAGTTGGTTGGTGGGTAGGAGAAGAATGGGTTTCCTTCTACGACATTATGGAAAAGGTAGAACTAAATGATTAATGCAGACGCATTAAAAGTAATGGCGCAAATCAACAAGCGCTTTGGTGGAAACACCGTAGTAATCGGCGGAGATATCCGTGGAGACCTTATTAGTCGCGTTATCACTGGTAGCACTACTTTTGATTATGTTCTCGGTGGTGGGTTTCCTGCTAACCAGTGGAACGAGCTCATTGGTGAACCAAGCCACGGCAAAACGGCAATCGCTCTCAAAACTATCGCGGCAAATCAGGCACTAAACCCTGACTATACAACTGTGTGGGTAGCTGCAGAGCAGTGGGTTCCTGAGTATGCCGAGATGTGTGGCGTAGACACTAGTAGGGTTATTGTTATTGAAACCAACATTATGGAGGAAGCTTATGACGCGGTTATTGCTTTTGCTGAATCGAAATCAGTTGACGCTATTGTCATTGACTCTCTTCCTGCCCTAGTACCTTCGGCAGAAGACGACAAGAACATGGATGAGTTCACGGTTGGCCGTGGAGCTCTACTAACAAACAAGTTCTTCCGTAAGGCTGGAGCGGCCATGAAGCGTTCCATGACAGAGGACGAACGTCCCATTTTGGGACTAATCATTAACCAGTGGCGTATGAAGATTGGCGTCATGCACGGCGACCCTCGCACTACCCCAGGTGGCGTTGGAAAAGACTACGCCTACTTCACTCGCTGTGAGGTAAAGCGTGACGAGTACATCGAGACTGGTTCAGGCAACAACAAGGTGCGTGTAGGTCAGCGTATTAAGATTCGCATTCTGAAAAACAAAACAGCCCCACCTCAGCGTATAGCTTACGTGGACTTCTACTTCCAGGACCACAGCATCTACGAGGCTGGAGACTACGATGTTCCTAAGGAGATTGCTGCTATGGCAATCGTTAAAGAAATCGTTGACCGTCGTGGTGGCTGGATTTACTACGGCGAGCGTAAGTGGCAGGGCCAAGAGGCACTTGTCAATTCTATCCGTGAAGAGGTAGACTTAATGTCAGAGCTTCGTGATAAAGTTCTAAGCACACCAGATAGTTTTGTAGGAGGAACTAATGAATGAGCAACAGATTCGCGACCATGAGCGTAGCAAGGTAATCGCCTACCTTCGTCAAATCGCTCGTGACCTTCGTCAGTTTGATAAGTCACGTGATGCCGTCTTTATTGACGAAGCAATCACTTTTCTAGAGCACCCTA